TACCGTCGATGTCTGAAGGGTCTGTATAGCGGTCACAGAGCCAATCATACGGTTCAAGAACCTCTGATGATGGACGGCCATTCATGAGGTTTAATTTCATTGTTGATCGGCCATAGAGACCTTCTTGCTTTTTATCAACAATATCTTTTATTTCAAAGTTGTCTTCTTTAACCCACCACTTCCAGTATTCATTCAAATAGATTTCTTTTTGTTTATCGTTGGAGAGTGATTCGTAGTATAGGTCAGGGAACTCATCGGTCTTTGAAAGAATAGTTCTGATGGTCTCCTTCATAAGTGGCACGTTCGTTGATTGAGTTTGCGTCAATCGATTGATAGAAACTTTGTCACGATATAGAGAATAGTTTTCTCTCCAATCAGGGTGACGACGTTCTTGATAGGACACAGCTCCTTCGTAATATTTTTGTGTACGAATGTGAGCTATATTTTCATCGAACTTAATTTGTGTGGCCATTCATAATTTATTTGCAAACACTAACTAATAAAATGTAGATTCTTAATGTGTATATTATATCATAAAATTGAAAAAAAGTGTCAAGTATTTTATTAACTTCCCCAATACTTCGAACCTTGATTCAAAATTGCTTGAGGGTCCGGAGCTTTGAAGTGACCTTTCTTTCCTTCGCCTTGGTACTTGTCATAAAATGTCAGCATAAGAGCGTCGGCTACGTCCGGAGATTCTTCACCTCTGGCTCTCATGTCTTCTTTGGATTCCATCATCGTAAGACCAGAACCATTTTTCTTATATCGTAAACGTGTTAGTTCGGACCAATCGATAGCAGGGTCCAACGCTCCGATTCTTTTTACCCAATTTGCTAGTCCTTTTTTACCACAATAAAGTTGAGCTTTCATATTGGCGTATTCTGGAAGTTCTTCGTCCTTTTTTGTCTTCGGATTATATTTGAGAGTTGTCTCGGTTGCCTTACCGCCTTCTTTAACAGCATTCACTTTGAATCCTGATTCAGCCATACGGTCCGTAACTCCTCCACCTACTCCAACGTCATCGATAGAAACGTCATCTGCGTCGATGTGATGTTCGCCCATATATGCGATGTTTTGCCCTGCTATGGCCATCAAGTCGTTGTTATGGTCTCTCTTTAGGATAGTGGCATAATTCTCTCCCCTAAGAGCGTATACGTTGAAATTACGCCCTCCTCGTGCGACATCATTACCTAATCTCTTCTTTCCGTAGTGTTCAGCCGTTTGCCATCTTGCCATTGAAGCTTTAATATCATCTTCAGTTAAAAGATAACTCCAACCCTTCTCGTCTACTTCTTCAGCCGTTGGGAACTTACATTCATATAAAACTTTGAAGAAAGAATAAGTTCTATTTTCTTCGATGACTTCTTGTGTCATACGTCCTTCCAATAATCCTTGGTAACAATCAACACGAATCTGATGATACTTTGGGTCCAGAGATGATTTTAAGAAATGATTACGATTGAATGGGTTACCAATCTTGAAGAGGAAGTTATCTCGTGGATCGTCACCTAGCATACGCATTACGAATGAGTGGTCGTTATCATCTATCAAAGCCGATTCATCTTCAATGATATTCTTGGCACCGAATCCCATAGCTTCTTTAGCGGAACAAATAAATACTTCACCAATCAATCCATTACCTAAGTCAAAAGAGATGTGGTTTTTATTTCGATTCCTTCTGATAGCTTCAGCACTGTCGCCATGCTCCATACGAAACTTCGAAGCGGTATATTCACAATCAAAGATATGTTGATTGATATATCCCATGATTATTTTTGCTTTGTCTTTTGTACCGGCAACGATGGCCCACTTCTCCGGATACGTTGAAGCTCTAGTCAATACGGCTAGAGCAGTTGTTTGAGATTTTCCAAAACGAGTGTGTGTCTCGCAATGAACACGAGGATATAAACGCATTGAGATAGTAGCAAATATATCGCACTGTGTAGGTGTGAGTTCGATAGGTGAGCCGTCCTCGTTCTTATACATCGAGTAAACGAGTTCATATATTTGCTGTTGTTGTTCTGTGTATTTCATTATGCAATCCACTTTCCTTTTCTTTTACCTGTGTTTAATTTTCTGGCCATCTTTAACCTCTGACTTCTGTCATAGCGAAGTTTAGGTTTTCGTCCACGTTTTGAGCGATGGTCTCGGTGAGGATAACCTTGCTCTATGTTGTTGAGTGATTTACATACTCGAGCCATTAACGCCTTTTTATTATTCTTCCGATATCACCAGTAGAAGGAACAAAGACATCAACGGTATCACCAACAACAATTCGAATAAAGTTTTTGTGCATACGTCCTGATAGATAAGCTATCATTGAGTATCCATTTTTAAATTGTATCTTGAACTTAAGAGAAGGCAAAGCTTCTGCTACGGTTCCGGTTAGAGTTCTATCCATTCAAAGGTTTGTTATTTACAAGTGGAAGGAGTTCTTCGTTCTCGAACTCGTTTCCAAGTTTCTCGACCTTTGCGACATTTAACATTCTTGATATTCCAGATGAAGGAATTAAAAGCATGAAAGATTGAGCTTGTTGATTCCATCGCATGATTCCATAATCAACAGTTAGTGATCCGAACTCGTTCTTAATATCTATCTTACAAATATCACCTTCAAAGATTTTAGTTTTCTTATGGTCCACTTGGCCAGAATACCAACATAGAACGATATTGAATAATGGTTCCTTTGTATTTGATGGAAGACCATCAGGCATAAGAGAGAATCCTCGATTGATAAGGTCCTTTGAATAAAGCATTTCTTTTTTATCTAAGTCGAACGCTCTGTATTCTCTTGGGAATGAAGTTGCTTTCATTACTGAATGATTACTTTGATTGGTTTACCATCACACAAGGCCATGAAGGCATTGACTGTGACAGTTGAGTTTGTGACATCAAGCTCACCATCTTTGTTGAGGTCTGATAATGAAGCACCAAGTAATATACAGCCGAGAATATCTTTGAAGTAATTACCTATCTCAATATTGATTCCAGTTCTATTAGGAACATTCTGAAGTCGATATTTATAAACATCTGCTTTGTCATCATGAATAATAACAGCGTCATAAACTCCCTTTGGAATACAAGAAACATTATTCTTATTTTTAAGGTCAGGAAGTTCAAGAGTTTTACCAAGAAGAATATTTTCTCCATTACGAGCTTTGAATGTTCCGAGAGTTTCTTTCTTTCCTGAAGGACTACGAGTGATAGTGATACTTGGATTATTTATAATAGAAAGAATGAAGGCCCATGTCTTAGGTCCTACTACTCCGTCCTTTGTAAGATTAAATTGTGATTGAAATGCAAAGACAGCGAGTTGTGTCTTCCTTCCAAAGTCACCATCTTCAAGAAGATTACTCCCCATAATTATATTTATATATTTTTGAAGTTCTTTTACTAAGTCGTTTTTATCTCCAAGCTTAACAGTTTTGTATACCGGAGTTGGAGGAACTATTTCAGCAGGGAATAAGATTGTAACGTCACCATAGTCGGCAAGTAATTTACCGAAATCTTCCCAAGTAAGATAGAAGCGTCCTTCCTTTCCCCATAGAGGACCCCAAGAGTTCCAGAACCAAACACAGCCAAGTTCTGCTTCTATTTCGTCCATCTGTATTTCATGGCCACCTTTTAAAGTTCCAGTAACATGAACCCTACCATCTGCGTCAGGTTTATACATTCCACTATACCATTTGATACCAGTTATAAATGGATACTGTTGTCCGGCTTTCAATGCGTCTTCGAGAGTGAAGGTGTGTTGGTATCCGGATATAGCACCGGCGTTCTTCAAAGCTTTGGCCACTGATAGTCCGTATGATCCGTAATCATTAGCAGGGTATGGAGCTATACCATCGATAACTTGAGCGTCTTGGTATAACATTAAAGCTCCATCTTCATTGAGTGGATACTTGATTGGCATAGGAAGGTTTTCTTTTACCGGAGTTGTTGCAATATCTCCTATCCCTGCATTACCAGTACATGAACCAATAAGTCCTTGATTCAAAGCCGGCATTGTTCTGTTGTGCTTAACGCTTTTGATAACAATGTTAGCTGTATTGAAAGCAAACATCTTACTTCTCTCATCGTGTAATATATTTCTACCAAGTCGGAGGTCTTTTGTAGGGATTTTCTTTTTGAAAATAGTTTTATTTTGCATTTATTATTTTTATTTAATTATAATGGTTGCGGAGGTTGGAATCGAACCAACGAACTTTTGGGAATGAACCAAACGAGATACCATTTCTCTACTCCGCTATACTTTTACTCTCTTATTATATCACAAGAAGAATACAAGTTACAAGAGAAATGGTGGATTGCGTGATTACTCGGCAATACTTTTTAACTTCACTGACTTATTTTCAAAATCAATCTCGATGATTGCAAAGTTTCTAGGAACGAAAGGACCGAAGTTCTTCTCGTATGATTCCTTAACAGCGTTTATGAATGCAGGAACATGCTTAACTGTTGTCTGTTGCATTGCTGAAGTAAGGTCTATGCGATTGAATACAACGATAGTGACAGGGAGATTCATTGCTTCTTCGAGCTTCTGTTTGTTATTGTCAACCTCATTGTCAACAAGAGGTTCATCTTCCATTACTCTCACAGGAACTTCTATCTCCTTTGGCTCTTCAAGTGATCCATCGATGTATAAAGTATCGAGATTGATACGATATGGACCTTCTACGCCATAGTTTTGTTGCTCCATATAGTCCGGTGATTCTGTTGTGAACTCATATCGATTAACTCCTTCACCTTGGAAGAGTGAGATTGTTTTTATTTTATTACTTTCTACTATTACCTTTAACTCTGTGTTTTGCATTTTTTTTATTATCTATTACTTTTTTTAATTCAACGAAAGCTCTGACTACAAGCTCCATGAAGTGACCTTGAACGTAAGCATAAACTTCTTCTCCACCGGTTCCATATGTAACTCCTTTCTCTTCAAGTCCATAGTGTGTGAAGTGGTGAAGCTCATGACATATAACTCCGTAATCATTAGCGGTCCAATCCATACTTTGAATAAGAATAAAGTTCCAAGCACAATCCTTATCATCTACCTGAAGATATAGAGCTTCTGCATTATCGAACTTAATTTCTTTACCATGTTCTTTTTGAATAAACTCTTTGAAGACATCGAAGGTTCCATAAACAAGATTGAGAGAAAGCTTTAACGTCTTACTTGAGATAGTACAAACTGATAAGTCATACCCTTTTGCTTTAACCCAACCGGATATAATTGATTGTTTGTATTCCTTATCTGTTATTACTTTGTCATATGCAACATCTTTCATTACTTCTTCGGCGTCAATATCCTTTTGATATGTTCCGTCAATTCTGTTAGCTGTGGTATATCGACCTGTTTACTATCATCTTTAACAACACCGGTAATCTTTGCAATTCTATCATTCGCTGATAGAGCAAGTGGAAGGTTTTTGTTTTGGTTTGCTATCTCAACATAACGCTTCTTGATGTTATCAGTGTTGAATCCTTGATCAAGTAATATGTGATGTCTTAACTTTTGAATGTCACGGTTTGTGAGTAGTTCGTAACCTCTTGTTTTAGCGTTGATATATTCCTTTGAATACTTTCCTGTCTTCTCATTTCTTCGAAGTGATGTCTCTACATTGTAAGCAATGATATACGATAGCGTTGCGTTGTTGAATCCTTTACCATCTTCACTACCCATATACAAATAAACAAAGCGGACCATTGCAGGTTTAAGCTTTGTTGTTAGTATTGCTATCTCATCTTTAATAGTTACCTTCACTTCTTTAGGAGGTTTTGGAGTTACTATTTTTTTGGTTTCTTTTTTCTTTGACATTTATTCTTCAATTATCTCTTTATACTTTTCAAGCATTGTTACTCCACCTCTTATCTGTTCGATTGAATAGGTCTCTATTCCGAAACTATCCAAAGCGTCTTTGGCCATTCTCAAGAAGCATTCTCTTATTAAAAGCTCTGGTTGATTCATTGGTTTTCCATCGAAACTATATCCGGATAGGTTTTTGTTTTTATTATGTTTAGCCATATATTTATCTTTTAGTTATAAATGTTATCTTATCTTCTTTGATTCGTTTACTTAATATCTTTAGTAGGTTTTCTCTGTGACCTTTCATTACATCGAAGAAAGGTTTTTCTTTCTCTTCTCGGATTCTACCTTTCCAATGGAACTCTAATACTACTATCCAAAGGTCTATTCGTAAGTGGTATTTGTATTGAGCTGTGAATACATTCTTTCTAGCTGTAAATACTCCTCCGCTTCTTATGTTATCGAGAACATCATCATCTAGTTTTTGATCAACACTTTTGAATAAGAGAGGTTCCTTCTGGTAAACAATAATGGCTTCGTGATACATTCCATGATCGTTTTCTTTTACCTTCGTATATAGTTTTCTCCAAATTGTCTTCATATATTATTTAAGGAATGATATCCCTAGTTCGAGCTTGTAGCTTCCCACGGTAAGTAAGGACCGCTTACACTACAAACTCAAACTAGATTTACCATATTTTTTAATAACCGCTTTGGTCCTGTAACCTATGGACCTCTCCGCTCTTGCTTTGAACTTACTCTT